AACCCGTTATTGCGCGCAGCCTCACATGATGCTTCAATCACAGTAACAATCTGATGTGTACCAGCATCCGTTTGTGGCACTTTTGTACTGGTCGTATAAAGTAAGTTCCATACATTCGTCTGGATATTATTTTGCAACCAATCAATTCCTTGCATTTCATCAATGAATGCTGATCCAGACATAACGCCGTTTTGCAAAATTGCCGTGCCGTTATTGTAATTGCTAAAATAATTGCAACGCTTGGCATCAAGAGCAGCGGCTTGCGAACTGGTAAGCGTTTCAGGTGTTACGCCCGGTTCCTGCTTATACATCAGCGTGATGACACTGTTGTTTTGCGTGAAGTCCGTTGTGAGGAATCTACCAAATACCGAAGCCGCAACATAAGAGATTGCACTATATTGGCAGAAAGTACGCTTGTAACCAGCCGCAGAAAGCACATACGCAATATCCGTGGTGCTGCTTGGATTGAGAAGCGTTGTGCTGGTAGAATCCACACCAAAAAGATGCGGATTCGATGAGGCCTCGATATACGCTGCAATTGCAGTACGATCAGAATCAACCAGATTCACGCTAGCAAACATCAGGCCATACCATGAGGTTGCGAGAGCATCCATTGCGGTCACTGCCGCGAGCGCGGATTCTGCCACCATGCCTTGCGCGATATATGCCGTGTTGACAGAATCCAGCTTGAGCTGCGTGCTAATATCCGTGCCTGAACCCGCCGGAATAGCATAGGTGAGCGTTGAACTAGCGCCAGTCGTTGTGCTTTGAATACGGAATGCGCTACCAGTCCATGTACAGGTTGCCCAAGTGCTAAGGCCGGTTTGAATAATACCAGCAATTCCCGGCAACGAGGTTGCAGCGCTAAAATTAAGCCCAGTAATGGTGCGCAGCGAGCCGTCAATCGTCATCTTGAACGAACCCGCAGCAATCGAAGTCCAATTCGAAAGCGCTTGCTGTGCAGTCGTAAGCACTCCGCCAAGGATGGTTGCCTTCGTTGCTGATTGCGCCCAGCGGCCAAGATAGATGCTGGTAGGTTGCGGGCTTTGCGAAAAATAAAGCGATGCTGCTGCATATTCTGGTGCACTTGTACCGTAATCCGTAGCAATCGCGCTAAGGCTAGAATAAAGGCGAATGCGTTCCGCCACGCTAATGACATCACTGTCACCCATAACAAGCAGCGTATTGAAATTTGCAAACTGAGCGGCAAGCGGCGAAAGGTTCACCTGCACGTTAATCAAGCGGTTGACGGGTAAACCCAGCGACATAAAGGCTCCTAGTTGTTAAAATTAACAGTGACATTCCCAGTAGTAATTGTGCCAGCGGCTGACAACAGATTAAGCACAGGGTAAGATTTCATAATTTCACGGCGCAAACGTATGGGCATATCAATCCGATAATACCATTGCGTATTGATTAAATCAGGCATCGTGATTATATCACCAACAGAAACGAGCGCCATGCCATTCGAAGATAATGCTTCACGATTCTGCGCTACAAATAATCCATCACGCAATGCCGCGGCCGCGGAATTCGCCTGACTGCCATAAAAACTGCAAAGCACCTCTATATCTTCGTAGCGCAATACAAAATCATCGCCATCGCCGCCGTTCACCGTTCCAGAATGGCCAATGAAGGGGAATGTATCAGCCTTGGTGGTATGAATCCCGAATGCACACCACGTAGTACCCACAGTAGGCTGAGTCGGTGGTATAGGCTGCCAACGTGGGCGCACAAGATTTCCTGCGATGCCAGTGATTCCGACAATCACCGCTTGAATGATATTGGTAAATGCATCATCCTCAACCGGAGGCGTTGCGATGCTATTCTCAGATAAATATCCGCCAGTGGCGCTTGTATTTGTCATGCAGCCCCCGTCGTGTCTACAAGGTCACAGATTGCCGATGTAAATCCACCACCATAGTTCGACCAGTTGCTGCTTGTGCGCACTTTGTATTGATTTCCGTTCCAACTAATTAAGTCTGGCGTGGTGTTCAATGTGGGATCAAGCAATCGCTGTTGCGTATGGATAATAATACTGCGATTCGCAATGTTCGCAGTTGCCAGAATGTTATCTGGATCAAGCGAGGGAATGGTCACCACCCCGTATTGCGTAAAGCTGGTCTGCGTAAGGACTGCGCGTCCGGTTGCATCAACAGTGCGCGTCGATCGCGTAACAAGGAAACCCTCACTAAACATAGGATCATTTAAAACGTCTGTAACGTCTAGGAACGGCATCCTATTTATCCCTTACTACGTAGTTCACAGAATTACGCATTTGCCCGGTGTCCACCAGTGTATTGGTGCGCGTTACACCTCTCGCACGTCGGTTAGCGAGTGTCACGGCGGATAGTGCAGGCTGAATGTTGCTATTGATTCTTGCCTTTACAGCATCACGGGCTTTCATGCCAATCACTTCAAAACGTGCCGATACGTCTTCAATCTTGCCCGCTATCGCGTCCCGGCCGCAATTCTCTAATTGCTTCGTTACATATGGCATCAATTTCATAATCGCTGGGATAAGAAATGGCCGCGCAGGGATATTCGCCTCAGGCGCTCCGAACTCATGAATATATCCAAGTTCAGCATTATTTATTTCTTCGGCGTTTCTTGTTATTTCATCCGATGGAATGCCCACCATGATGCGTTTTTTATCTATGTAAGCCAACGCCACACGAACCTTAGAAACGTCCATGCCACGATGCTTTATCATAAGAAGTAACCGAACGATCCGATAAGCTGCGCGAGCTGTAAGAATTGCAAGCCGTAACTTGTTAAACCCCAATATCCTAAATTATCTAATTTAACAAAAGATGTATCATATGAAACCGATACATTCTCTACCGATTTCGATTGCGTCGCACCGGCTATTTCACCCGGTGGCAAGCCCCTATTCGCAGCAGCAACATTTCGTTGGCCGATAGCCAAGTTGTGCGCCACGAATAGGGACATCCCATAATCCAACTGATCGCCCCATATATCCGTATCAAGACGCGTCGTACCTAATCCTATCCAGAAATTAATGGATGCATCTGGATAGGTTGTAGTATTGGCGAATTCAGGAAATATGGAGCGAAATGTTGGTGCGTCTACCATTATGCAATACCATAACGGAATCCAGTTGCTTCGACATATACGCTCTCGATCACACCAAGTTTTGCGTAATAAGGGCGGATTTGATCGAAGCCACGGTATTGAACAGGTGAGCCAACGATAGGCACGAGCGGATAACGCACTACATCATAGGTATCACTATATGCGTACATACCATCGGTTGCTTGAACACCGCTGGTGTTGCCGTTGTTAGTACCAAGCAGCCATTTCACCGGAGCCATTTGCAATGGAACACCATTGTTTTTAATCGAGATGCTGTTGTTCTCGACGTAAGTCATGACGCTTACGTTACCAGCCGATGATACTCTCGCAGTTGCGATATACGCATAAGCGGTAGGCGAAATCAGCAAGCGAGTTGGGCAACGAGTATAGCCAGTGTTTTTCCACACTGCATTAAGAAGTGCGTTAACATCGTTTAGAATCTCGTCAGGGGTTTTGCTCGCCCACAGAGTCGACAGCGATGCACCAGTGGCGACGATCGAACTTTCGGTCATGTTCGGGTTATTGAATAAACCATAGGCCGAAACACCCGAAGGCATCGTCACAGTGGTATCACCGATATAAACCATCTGATCAATATCTTGCTGATACTTACGACGCAGTGCCTCGAACTTCATCTCATCAATGTTTTGACCGAGAAGCATCGAGCTTTCCAGTTCAAAAATCGAGTAGTTGAGCGTCGAACCCCAAGGGATAAGCGGGGATTGAACTTTACCCACGTCGATAGACACGTTAGGAACATTCGACGTATCTTTACCGATAAAGTTCTTTTTACCGCTATCCACGCCACCCGTTGCCGCGATGTTATGAATGGTATACGACGAGAAGTCGTGCGCCATGGTCACATCGGTACGGAAAGGAACGTCACGCATGTAGGTGAAGCTTTGCAGGGGCATGTGGATAGTCTTCTCCAGCAGCTCCAGCTGTTGCACAAGGAACGACCCGGTAGAGTCAATCGTTGTTTGGTCAAAAGTGCGACCGATTTGAATATTACTCATGAGTGTATTCCTTTCAATTAAACGTTATAAGCGATTTCAGAGATACCATTCGCATCCGCGCCGCCAGTGAAGTACGTATTCACACCGAAAGCGGTAAGGCTAATGGTGTTCTGGGTTACGGTGATTGCAGTGGTGTCGCCCGCCGTTGGCGTACCGCCAGTGGTCATCTTGAACGACAAACCATTATCCAGCGTGTACTGAGTAGCGAATACACCACCCGTAAGCAGCACTGCAC